TCAAAGGTTCTAACTTCTTCGAAACAGGAGCAGTTTACGCACCATATGTACCATTGATTATGACTCCATTGGTTTATGACCCAATGAACTTCACTCCGAGAAGAGGTGTGATGACTAGATACGCTAAGAAAATCGTAAGACCAGAGTTCTACGGTAAGATTATCGTTGATGGTATCAACACTCTTTAATCGATAGTGATTAAATAATATAAAAGGGGAAGTAGAAATACTTTCCCTTTTTTTTATACTTATATTTATAGTAGTAAAACTATAATTAAAAATTATGTCTTTAAATTTAAAATGGGATGGATTCCCACTTCCTGTGTCCGGTTCAACTCCATTTGGAATATACGATACTGATTCTCAATTCACAACCGATGGTCCAAAAACTGCTAATTGGTGTGCAAAAAGATTAGGATATCCAATTGTAGATGTTGAATTAATAGATGTTCAATTTTATGCTTGTTTTGAAGAAGCTGTATCAGAATATTCGGCACAGGTAAATCAATTTAACCTTAGAAATAACTTAGATATCCTTAAAGGGCAACCTAAAGAGGCATATGGTGGTAGAGGAAATTATTCTCAAACTCTTGTAGATGGTTCATTTTTACCAACTGTTGTTAGGATGTCTCAACAATATGGTACATTAGCAGGTGTAGGTGGTAATACTCAATTAAGAAAGGGTTATATAGAAACCGAAGTAGATAGACAGAGATATAATTTGATGACTGAAGCAATAGATGTAGATACAACGGCATCATTTGCAACGACATATGTGAGTGGGTCTACAATAGATGTGACAAGAGTTTATTATGAAGCAACTCCTGCAATTCAAAGATTTTTTGACCCATATTCCGTTGGTGGACAGGGTACATTGAATTTAATGGATGAGTTAGGATTTGGTGAATATTCTCCAGCAGCTCAATTCTTATTAATGCCTTTGTACGAAGATTTGTTAAGAATGCAAACAATTGAATTTAATGACCAAATTCGTAAATCACAATACTCATTTAATATAGTTGATAATAGGTTAGAAATATTCCCAATACCGACTAGTAGAACGCCCGAAAGAATTTATTTTGATTATATAAGTAGAGATGAGTTTGAACATGATTCTCAAACAATTCAATCGGAATCACTTTCGGATTATTCAGATGTACCATATGATTTTATACAATACTCAAAAATAAACGATGTTGGTAAACAATGGATTAGAAAATATACACTGGCATTAGCAAAAGAATTATTAGGTGCAATTAGAGAAAAATATAACTCTATTCCAATTCCAGATGGTGAAGTATCATTGGATGGAGCAGCATTGAGAGCTGAAGCACAGGTTGAAAAGGATGCATTGGTTACTCAATTAAGAGAAAACTTAGAAGAATTAAGTAGAAAAAATGTGATGACAAATAAAAACGATGAAGCCAATCATCAGCAAGATATGTTGAGAAAAGTTCCTTTAAAAATATATGTAGGATAATATGCCAAAGTTTATTTCAGAAAGAGATATAGGATTTTTTAGAATGATATCTAGAGAATTAGTAGATACTGTCATAGATAATGTATGTACTTTGTTTAAAGTTGATTTAAGAGAAACCAAAGTTAATATTTATGGAGAATCTATGAATAAATCGTGGTATCCCGGTGTTGAACTATATGTTTTGATTGATAAAGAACCAGAATCATCGGTATATGAAGGATTTGGGTCAGATACACAGCAAAACATTACATTCAAATTTGATAGAGAGTTGTGTGAAGAAAGAAATACATATCCTGAAATTGGTGATGTAATTTTCTTTAATGAATCATATTTTGAAATAGATAATACAAACGAAGTACAATTCGTAAGTGGAATGCCGGGTGAAACAGTGTATGGTAATCAAAAGAATTGGAGTATCGTTTGTTCTACATTTATGGTATCTAAATCAAATTTGAATATAGAAGCAAGAATAAAATAATTAAGAGATGTCAGTAAACCCAATAAGACCTGGCAATAATAGGGCCAACGAAATAAAATCTACAAAGGGAGACCTAAAAAGAAGTGTAACTCTCTTTGATATAGATTATGCTATGATGTCTTATTTGGAAGATACTGTTCTTCCAACATTAAAAGATGCAAATGGTGTGGGAGTTAAAATTCCCGTCATATATGGTAACTCCGAAAGATGGAATGGTGCAAGAAGGCAAGGTGTTTATAGAGATGGAAAGGGTAAAATACAATTACCAATAATGATGTTACGAAGAACATCTATTGCAAAAGATGAATCTATGCCTATGTTGAACAGACATGTTTCATATCAGGCTATTACAAAATATTCAAAAGATAATCGTTATGACCGTTTTACTGCATTGGGTGCAGCGGTTAGACCTAAAAAAGAGGTTTATAACATTACAATGCCTGAGTATGTTGAAGTAAATTATGATTGTATGTGCTGGACATCATTTACAGAGCAATTAAATGAAGTAATTGAGCAACTTAATTTTACATCATCATATTGGGGAGATAAAGAAAAATATAAATTTAGAACAAGTATATCGGATTATACTGTAATAAACGAGGTTGGTGAAGGAACAGAAAGAATTAACAGAGTAGAATTTTCATTGAATGTAAAGGCTTACTTATTGCCAGAAAAATTCGATGGAGAACTTACTACAAAAAAATCAATGTCAGTTAAAAGATTGGTTGTATCGGCAGAAGTTGATATGACGAGTGGTAGTGGTAGATTAGAAGGATTCCTTACAACACCATCACCATATTATGATAATAAAGACCTTATTGATTTTTTATCTTTGAATAACAATATGGTTGTAGCTGGAGCTGCACCTACTATATTTTCAAATATTAAATTAATAAAAGCACCGGAGCAATTGGCAGGAGTTATAACCGCAGGTTTGACTATCGATGGAAACTCATATGATGTTAAAGTGTATATAAATGGTGTTAGATATTATCAGGGAACACATTTTGTAGCTTTTGTAAGTAGCAATAATTTATCCTTAACATTTAATAATGCAAATTTAGGATTCGTTGTAGATGCCGATGATGAAGTTTCTATAACAGGTAAATTTATTGATTTATAATGAAAAGAAGCCTTTTAGATATAACTCAAAAAATTAGTAGAAAATTGGGCGACCCGGAATTAACTCCAAAAGATTTAAATCACCCAACGTATTGGATATATGAAGCAAAGGGTTGGAGATTCGTTGAGTTATTAAGAGAAATAGAATATAGAACAACGCAAGATAGATTGAGGGTAATAGTTAACACTCAACATATATCTGCAAAAGATTACATAGTAGAACAAGGAAGTGAAGGATTATTAATCAAATTTATTAAAAATAATTTTGAATATAATTTGGATGATGATGATTATATTGAAGTAACAGGTGATATAGAACAATATGCTTAATAGATTTAATTCAAATGCGAAAAAATTAAATAGGATTATACCAAAAATAAATCCTAATAATTTAAATGATGAGTTATACATCACAGGTAGCTTGTTGAATATAGAATCACCGACTACAAATAAATTTAATTCAAATTCTAAATCCAATCCAAACCCAACTAAATTAGTAAATAATAAAACAAAAATATCAGAATTTCATAATGAAATTTTACAATTTAGTGGAAGGGTGGTATCAAGACTAATAGATGCTTTTGATAATACTGGTTTTGGAACTCTTACGATTTATAATGTAGCATTGGATTATGGAACTGAAGGAGCATCTCCTGAAAATTTTGAAATATTAGTTTATGGATTGCATTTACCAGGACATTACACTATTAAAGAAGTTGGAAATAATGTAGTAATTACATTATTAGATAATTATATAGATTATGATTCCATAACAGTAAATGATATATATGTTATAGGTAAATTGGTAGATATTCCAATTGCAACTGAAGATGGTTTTATCATAACAACCGAAGATGGTTTAGATATAATAATATAATAAATGGCAAACGTAAGAAAAAGGATATTAGAATTAACGGCATTAGAAAGTGCATCATTAAATACAACAATAGTTGGTGTAGATGGTGGTATAACTTATAAAATAGAGTTGGATACCCTCGCAGATGCAGTTACTTCTAGAGTTAATATATTAGATAGAGACAGATTAGTATCTTTGGAATCGGTGACATCTTCGTTTGAAACCAAAGGTAGAAGTGTTGTTAGTTCATCTGCACAAATAACTACATTAGGATTTATTAGTTCTTCTACAACTATACCAATTGGAACAATTAGTTCTTCTACACAAATTAGTGATTTTGGATTCATAAGTTCATCTCATACTGATATAACTTCTTTAAATTCATTCACATCTTCACAATCATCATTAAATACCGCATTCACAAACGGAATTACTGCAAGATTACAAACATCTTCGTTTAATGAATATACCTCATCACAATCTACATCATCTTTGGTGAATAGATTAAACGCAATTGAAAGTGTAAGTGGTAGTTGGATTACCGAAAGTGAAACGGGTTCATTTTTGACATCATTAAGTGGAGCAATAAGTTCTTCATCTCAATTAACATCATCATACGATGCAAGATATACATTAAGTGGTAGTGTTCAACCATTACCTTCAAATTTATTAAGTTCATCTGCACAAATAACTGCATTTGGATTTATAAGTTCGTCAGCAGCAATACCGGCAGGAACGATTAGTGGTTCATCACAATTGACAAGCTCGTTTGATAGTAGATATATACAAACGGGTTCATTTAACACATACACTTC